GCGAAGAGCGGAAGCTGTCGCATTCTCATAAATGGGATGAGATGAGAAAGAGGGACGGAAAATACTGGCGTTGTAACGTCGCTGTCGGTGGGTTTAATAAAATCCGGCACTACAGCACGAGCAGTCCCAGCAGCATCAAAAGTAGTATATCGTAAATCCTTGGGTTGAAGGCGACCCTTGGTTGTATCGTTCTGATTCCATCTATCCATCGCTGTCCCTGATTTCACCTGCTCTACATACGCTCTATGTTCCGGAGTTTCAAATAACCGAGCCATAGTCTGGTAATTTCCATACTCTTCGGTAGAAGCGATAACCTTTGAACCAGACATAAGATACGCATTACGAATCAGTCCATGTATTCCAGTTTGGAGAGGAAAGAATGCGTCTGCAACTCCTGTATCGGCACGAACGGCGAGAGATACAAAACTCCCCCCATCGAGGATACCATTCCTCGGTATCTGAAAAATTACTTCGCTATCGCTTTTGGTTATTGGGTCAAGAACTTCGGTTTTAATCTCCATATTATTGATTGAGGGTAAAGTCTGCACGTTCAGAATTGGCGGTAAGCTACTCATTTATATATGTTAATAAATATTATTAAATAATTTTTTTTATTTAATTATTAATAATATTTTAAAAATATTTGTCTCTTAAGTCATTATCTGAATCCCTTGAGGAGAATAACGAAGCATATTCTTGGAAAGGATAAAGGTGAATACAGCATTCGGCGAGTTTCCGTCTAAACCTGAAACAATACGAGATGAGTATGACTGACCCTTGAAATTAACGCCCACATTTGATACTCTGTCCATAGCAAGACCGATACCAAAATTGCGACGAGCGTCAAACGATTCGCCAACCTGTCGGTTAGAGGCACGATTAATTGGAAGGAAAGGAACAAGATCATTACCGCCAAACGACATAAGTTGCTTACTATTTAACATACGAGACAACGAATTAACAGGTTGGAAGGCGTTTAAGAAGTTCATCATTACCTGCGTTTCAGGAACATTATCAACACTCTGCTGCTCGCAGTCCATCTCGTAGTCAAGACCCAGCTTAACTCCACCACGAGAAAAGGATACACGTTTAAGAGTTGCGTCTGCGTTATAATTTCCTGCACCGTCAGACAATCTCAACGGAGGCGTAGCAAATCCATCGGCAGCGTATGAGTTAGACTGATTGACCGGCAAAAATGTATGCACTACCGATAATACTTGCGAATTTGCTAAATTATATGTTTGGGTTGAATCACTTGAATTTATAACCGAATAAAGCGAAGACCATGAGTTATATTCAAATCCACCACTACCAGCGACCGAAAGCTGGGCAACGCCTGCCTCGTCTGGCACAAGCAAGTCGCCGGATAGCGAGATATTTTTGAGTTCGTAAAAACTTCCTGCTGCCGCTCCTGCGTCTGTTCCGCTTAAAACCTGCTGGTCTGATGCTAATTCAAGCTGAACACGAAGACCATTCACACCATTCGCCGAGAGAGGAATCGGCTGACCTCCCTGCAATAATCCGGCATACAAAGGAATAGAAAACTCAATCTCATTATTTACTAAATTACGAGAAGATTGTTCAACACTATTTAAAACGGCAACACAGGATTTCTCGGTCATGAAATCTTGCGGTGTGTGGGTAGAGCCGAGGATAGTTGATACAAGCCGACCATATTGTCTAATTGCTTCGAGCGACTGATTTGTCGCTTCACTTGATAAAACAACATTTTGAAATACCGAATGAATTCCAACACGAGAGGACAATCCGAAAGTAGATGTCGCCCCTGCTTTCAGTCCGTTGTTATTTGGCAGAGCATTCGTTCCGTCGGCATTTAATTTAAGAGTTCCATTAATACGAACTGATGAGGGTTTTAAATATTTGGCTTGGGCAGGAATAGAGATCGTAATGATTGGATTACCTTTACGGAACGAGTATGTATTATTAGCCGGTTGATTTGAGGGCAATACTTCAAATTTGGATACTTGGACAATATTCGGTGAGCTACTCATTTATATATGTTAATAAATATTATTAATTAATTTTTTTTATTTAATTATTAATAATATTATAAAAATTTTGATTTATTGACTAACCATCACCGACCCACGAGATACCGTAATGCGACGAAGTCCGTAGATGTAATTGTTAAACAGCTTTGCTGATGCTCCTGCTGTCTGATAATCAACACGAAGAGACAACGTTTGAGTAGATAAATCCTGAATCTGTCCATATTTTGTTAAACTTCTTGCGACGCAAAAATGGTCTTTTACTAATTGAAGATTTCTAACCGGCTCTCCGATATTTACTACTGCTTTTTGTAATTCTGATATGTGAAGTGCCTCCGATGCTACCGTTCCATCCGCTCGTGTAGTGTTATAACGTTCGAGCGGCACAAGACGTGACGGATAATGTTGAGTGCCCCAGATAAACTCGTAATTTGAAGCATTATCAACAACACCAGAAAGCGACGACACTCTCCAATTTCTCGCATCATTCACAAGAGGTTGAGAAAAAAGCGACTTCGCCCTGGTCATGAGGGTTGGGATCTGTGCCTGCATCAAACCGACGGTATTTGTCTGATTATGTCTAAACAGCTCATAAGTGCAAATATCAAAACTCACGCCTCGGTCAGTCTGTGAAGCACGGAGAAGTCCCTCAACGTAAGGAGCAGGGGGTTGAACGGTTTGAACAACCATCTCAATTTCCGAAAGAACATACGAAGGAGGAGTATATGAACCGGTTGGGATTTCTGTATTCCGGTCAGCGACGATAAATGTCGCTCGTGCGTTGGGGCGTTCTAATGCCTTGTAATAGATAATGGAATCCGTGGGGTGGTCGCTGGTTAAACCGACCGCCTTTGCTCGTGCTGGGACATACGTAATCTGTAAATCTCCGCTATCATCCGAAAATCCAAGAACATCGCCAAGAACCTCGTCATCACCACCTCCGACAACACTTCCAGCATTACGGATATAAAGTCTATCACCAACACCGAACGGATTATCAACGGTTTTACATGAACTTTTAATAAAATATGAATCAGCATCCTCTCGCTTCTGGTCTCCGGCAGTCAATCCGGCTGAAGTCATCGTCAAGGCACGACCTGCCGTTTCTGATTCAAGAGCATCTCCAATTAAATCAGTATAAAGGCACGAACGAAGAATATCCTCGGTATCAATTTGAATACGCATACCATTCATCGCCGAGACTGGGAGAATATTGCCCTGCTTCCAAATACCAGAGTTGAGCTGAGTCTGTACCTCAACAATATTACCGACACGTTTGGACTCATCAGGGGCAGCACCTGTCGCCGTTCCGCTGGTCGCCAAAGCCTTGTAATAAAGGGTCTGCTCGGCGTGAGTATTACCGACCGAACTCTGGACACCGCTAAATAACTCCTGTTTATGCACAACGCTCGGTGTCTGTGTAAAATGATTGAGAAGGGACTTATTGGCGTTATAGTCTTCATTCAGTTCCAAAGTTGTCGCATTAGACCCATCACGATATAACACATTACGAAACAGGGAATGAATTCCGCCGTTGGGGTCAGGCACAAGCTGTCCAATTGGATTTTTTATCTCAATATTACATTTAAAAAAAGTCTGATTTGGATCTACAAATGCCGCAAAGGAAGGAATTGATATATTTATCTGCTCGTTAGCAGATATGTCCGAAACAACTTCCGGTTTAATTGCGATACTTCTTGAAGGAACATAACTCGTCGGTTCTGATGCTTTAAACATTTATAATTATCTATGAGATTATATTTTTAATATTTTTTTTATAATATTAAAAATAAACGTGGTTTCTACTAAATTAAATATGTTGTCTCTTATATCTTTATTAGAAAGAGGATACAGATGCTGGTTGATCTGTTGCTGTATCTAATGAGGGTATGGATAACGCATATTTTTGAGTAAGACCTGCCGAAGGTGCTTGTATTCCACCAGTAGCGACCGATGAAACCGTTGGCTGTGTTGTCTTGTGATGGAATAAATGGTATAAACCTTCTCCAATACTTACCAGTCCAGCAACGGCGAGTAATCCTTCACCCACGACTGGAATGGCTGATGCTGCTAATTCCCCCAATCCCAAACCTGTCGCCGCTCCTTCCCCTGCTGCCGCCGCCGCTCCCTCACCTGCTGCCGCTGCTCCCTCACCTGCCCCCTCTGCTGCCGGAGCGTCTAAATCTTCAATCGGCGGTCTTCCCACATCTGAGGCTGGATTATTAGCACCAATACGAGGATATGCTGCCTCAAATAAATCACCACCTGCACCCTCGCCGGTCGGTGCTGTCGTGTCCGCCTGTTCTAATCCATCCTCAACACTTGCACCTCGTCCTTCATTCGCAACACGTCCCAAATTTTCAGTTCCAAGATTATCAAGAGATCCAGCGGCTGGATCTACCGGAGCACCGGAAGGCAGAGATTCATCGGCAATATTCGGTACATCTTCAGACGGAAGATTCTCCGGTGCTTGTGCGTCTGCTCCTGTGGGGTTTCCGGAAGGGTCGGCATCGGTCAGCGGTTGCTCTGTTGTCCCTTCACTTGCCTGACTGGTATTTTTATCATATAACGATTTCAATTGTTTCGCTCCTTTAAATATACCTTTTAAACCAAACACTCCAGCGAGTTCAGCACCACCGCCCTCGGCGAGATGTCCATACTTTGCCGTATAATCACTATTTTGGCTATTCCAATTTTCGGTCGCCTTTGTTTGTAAATATGATACTTCATCACCAATACCAGAAGTTGTTGCGTCTTTGGATTGTTTAATCATATCATTAATAC